AACTAAATATTCTGCGTCTTGTTGAGAAGCTTCTACAACTGAACCAATAGTACAATGTTGTCCTTTAACAGACGTTTCTTTTAAAATTTTTATTTTCATAATATCCCTTGTTAAATTAATAAGATACGGGACGACTTTCGCCGTCCCCTATCAGTACGCTAATTAAAATTATGCGTTTAAGTCTTGAATAGCTGAGAAACTTTCAGCGTGTCTTACTGCAATATCAATATCATAGAACGACGTAATTCTAGTCGCGCCAATAGTTGATAGTGAATAAGGGTCAACTGCTATATCTAAATTACCCCATTCGCCGATTATTACATCATTGAAATTACCGAATAATAAAGCTGAACAATCGCCTGACGAAGTTCCTTTTGTTAAAGTATCAGGCATTTGATTAGTAACATTAACATTGTAACCCATTAGGTTATCTTGTGTGTTCATAATCATTTGACTATCTGTTGAAGATACTTTTGCAGTTTGCATAAATCTAGCAACCTGAGTTGGCGAAGTAAACCAAGATAACGCGCCTATATCTGCGTTGTCTTTTGCTACTTCTTTCCAAGTGTCCACAACTTTAGCGTAAGTTCCTGCGCCACCATTCGTACCAATAGCAACTGAACCAATACCTGATTGATTTAGAATACCTGTTGGTTGGTTAGATGAACCTGAACCTGCTAACGCGCCAAGATCAACTGCACTTGATAAGCCGTCAATTAAATCTTTTCTTAAGATACTTTCAATTGCTAGACTTGATTGGTGCATTAAGTGTCTTGATACATCAACATAAGCTGAAACAGTTTTTGGTGACATAGCAATTTGTCTATAAGTTGGTGCGCCCTCTGTCGCCGCCGCGTTTTCTGCAACCCAATACGCAGTTGTCGTTGCGTTTTGTGCAGGTATAACACACTCGCCAACAAGTCCTGAAAGAACTGTTGCACCTGCTTGTCTTACCATAGATTTATTTCTTAAAGCTTCAACGTAAGAACCAACTAGCATATCAGTAGCAACTAAATTACCACCTGCTGAACCTGTCCCTTGTGTTAAATCTCTTTTATAAAAATTAGCGTCGCTTGGAACAAAAATTCCTCTTGCTGACTTACCGCTTCTTTTTGCGATTTCATCTGAAGCTTCTTTTTCTAGTTCAGCACCAGACCAATTGCCTGTTGCCATAGCTTTAACGCCTCTAGCTAAAGAATAATTTCTTTGTTCTTTTTTAGATAGACCAACTTCATCACTTCTTGTAGCGATTGGTTGATTGCCAATTTTTTCTAAAATTACACCTTTAAATTCTGCAACAGATAAGCCATTTTTAATGCTTTCATCTGCTAGAGATTTTTGGTTATGCTTTTCAGCTACCGCGTAAATTTCTCTAACTCTGTCAACTTCGCTTTTTCTTGCTAATTCAACAGTTTTTTCAGTATCAACTTTTGGTGCAACTACATTGTTATTTTCTTTTTCCATTGTATTTGTAACCTTTATATTTGATTGTTTGTTTATATTGTCGTTGTCGTTTTTAATTTCTTTTGATCTATTAACACCCACGCTTTGATCTGCGGGTATTCCGACCGAAGAAATTTCTAAGGGTAACGTCGAAACTTTATAGCTTGGCTTTTCCTCGTCCTCGCCTTTTGTTTTAACTTTTTCCATAGATAAGACTTCATAACCAAACGATATGTTTGGTCTTATGCCGTCTTTAATGTCTTGAAAGATAGAGTTTGCTAAATCGTTTTTTCCAAAACGAACCTTAGCTCTACCACGAGCATTGGCAATATTTACTTTCTCAACAATTCCTATAACCTTTGTTGCGTCGTGGTCTGCTAAAAACGGTGCATTACCACTACCCAAAAAAGATAAATCCATTTTATCGTGATCTATAATTTCCATACCAAACGATCTTTCGTAAGGTGTTTCTGAACTAAAAGATAAATCAATTGACCTGTCATCTTCGTCATCTTCAAAATATTTCTTTTCAATAGTTGCAGTACGATAAAATTTTTTAGATTTTAATTCTTTATTCGCTACTTCATTCTCAAAAGTTTTGTCCTCAGGTTCTTGTTCTACCTTAGGTTCTTCTTTTGGTGGTTCTTCGTAAGTTTGTTCTTTTGGTTCTTCTTTTACCTCAGGTGTTTCATCTGCTTTTACTTTAGCTTTTTCTTCCTCAGGTTTAGCTTTACCAAAAGTTACAGTTATAGCGTCCTCTGTTTCTTCTATTTTTTGTATATGTTTTTTTTCCATTATTATTTACCTTTAGGCAAATCGCTTTTTAACCAATTCATTAACATTTTGAACGGGTAACAAACGATAGACCATATTGTTTTAATTATTTTCGTTATTATCTTTTTTAATTTTTTCATCATCTTCACTTTCTTGTGGTGCAACTGCGCCTTTATCCCCAAAAGGTTCGTATGCAAAATTAATGTTAAAATCTTTTGCAAGATTTTTTTCTTTATTTAATTGTTCAAAATGTTCCTCAACATCACGTCCCGTTTTGCTAACTACATCTTGTAAACTAACTACACCTGCTTTAAGACCAACTACATTTGCGTTCATTTCTTTAAGAGGGTCTATCCAATCAAAAGCACGAGGTATAAATACTGTATCATTAAACTTATTATATTTTGACATTGGCAACGGCGATAATTGTTCGTCGCCTAAAGTTAAATACATTTTTAACCAACGTTCATATACAGGTTTGCAAAAATGATTAATTACGAATTGTTGTATAGTTTTATAATAATCTCTATCATTTAAACTTGCTTGTCTAATTGATGAATAATTAACTGAACTATAATCGTTACTTAAATCATTATAACTTATATTAAGACCTGCTGAAATTTGTCGTAAAATACTTTTTATAAACGGATCGAACGCAGTTGTTGGGTGCGATGTATCAAACTTTTTAAAATCACTACCTTGTGGCAACTGTTGTATCGTTCCTGCCTCTACATTCATCATCGGACTAAATCCGTCGCTAGATGTATCTTCGCCTGTAAACTGATCGCCACTTGGACTTGTTATAAATCCCATAGCACTAGCATTAACTCTACTAGCCACAAGTTCAGCTTCCGCGTAAGCGTGTAACATTTTTAATTCTTTTAGTACGCTTGAGATAGGACTAAACCCTCTTGATTGGTTTGCTCTCTCAGGCATATAGATATGTAATAAATTATCTGCACTTACTCGTCTGCTTTCAACTGCTGAAGTTTGCATAAAATTTTCATACGGGTTTCTTTCATATAAATAATATGCAACAGGTCGTTTAGTTCGACTATCGAACTCAACGCCCATTCTTATATCATTAGCCCCGTTGTTACCGTTTCTATTCTCGTCAATTAAATCACAATCTAAAAAGTTTATTGCAAACTTAAAATCGTTATCAGCGTTTTCTACAAATTGTACTAATACCTCGCCGTCTGTAAAAAGCGTTTGTACTAATAGATTTTGCATATCTAACCAACCATATCTACCTGCTAAATCGCAGTTATCTTTTAAAATCCACCTACGCCACCTACTCTCAATAATGTTGTTTGCGATATAATCTAAATTTTGATCTTTGTCTTTTGATCTAACTTGAAGTTTAATTCCATGAGAACCAATTACATTTGTTTTCATTAGATTTATGTAACGTCTTACAAACTCATTGTTACGACTTAAATCTCTACATCTATCTCTTAATTTTCTTATATCGTTTTTTAAAATATCGTCTAGTGATCTTGTATTACCACCAACAAAATCATTCATTAAACGGTTGCTACCTGCACCGTCAAAACCTTTTTTTTTAAAATTTTTTTTATTTCTATTCCAAAATTTATACCATTCTGCCATTATTTAATCCTTAGTTACCGATTTTATGTTTTCTATTTCTGTGATGATCGTAGTAGCCTAAGTTGTTTGTGTTCCCAAAAGATATTTTAATTGTGTTTCCTGAGCCGTCGCCGTTTTCGTTTCTTAATTTTGCAATCTCTCTATTGTATTCTGCTCTATAATGAGTTCGCCAATCTAATAGTTCTTGAACACTCATTTTATTTAATGAACGTCCTGCTATACTATAACTTGAAACATCTTTATCTGCTTTGCCCTCTAATAGACTTTCAATTTTATCTATCATTATCTTTGCGTGAGAACGTGGGTCTGCACTACTACTCGCCAAATTGGGTTTAATCTCAATCTGACCTCGATCAACGGTAACTCTAGCACTATCACTCGCACGAGTAACGTAAGCAACATAATGATATGTTCCTGCGGTTTGACTACCCGTTACGGACGCGCTTAAAGTAATTAAATAATCGTCGTTGTCGGCGGACGCGTTAATTGTAAATCCCGCGCCTGTACTCTCTAATCTAAAATAGTAAGATAGAGTGTGTGTTGTATTTGAATAATCTGTGTTTAAACTTGTAATTTTCCATATAGCCGTATCTCCTGAAAATATTGTGTACGGTATTTTTTCTTGTATGTTTGTTAATACATTTGTCATTAAGTTAATCTCGCCAATTAGTTATAAAATTTTTTTTAATTTGTGTTCTTTGTGGTTTGGTTTGTGGTTTAGTTTCTAAGCTTTCTTTGATTTTGTCTAAGTTAGCGTTTAAAGATATAAAAGATATATAAGCATAATTAAAACAATCCCACGCCTCGTTTCTTTTTCTTATTTGCACCCATTCTCTAGTTGCAACACCTTTTATATATTTTGTCTTTATTCGTTCTGATTGTAGTTGTAAAAAATATTCAGTATCTAAATGTTTTGGAAAGTGAACATAACCATTACCAACCTTTTCAATCTTCATTCTTTGTAAAATAATATCTTTTGAACTATCTACACCAACTGTAAACAATGGTGTTTTCATAATATTATTTGTACTTGCTCGTCTAGGAAATATTGGCTTGTTACCACTTACACCCTTAACTGCATAAATTCTTCGATTAACTTTACCTTTACAAAAAGCGTAAACGTTATTTGTATAGTAACCACTATCAATACAAGCGGAAGAAATTAAAAATTTCTTTCCGTCTTGTCTTGTATAAGTTCTTTTTAATTCTGCGTCTAACTTTAACCAAATAGAAGTAACCGACGGGTCGCCATATAATACAATATGATCTATAACCCAAATTTCCTCATTAAGACCTAAACCTAATATAGTTAATTCTAATCTGTTAGCTTGAACGTCAACACCTGCGGTTAATAATAAAACACCGTCGGGCATTTGTTCAGGGTTATAATCTTCAGTACGTTCGTTAAGACTTATATCTAAACCTGTTCCTTTATCTTCCCAACTTTCGCCAAGTGTTGTATTTGTAAACACCTTTAAAGTTTCAGGAAGTTTTTTAGCTTCTAAAAAATTTCTTACTATGTCCTCTAATCTTGACCAACTAGAATAAAACTCGTTTAAATGAAAACCTGCAATACCTGTATGTTCGGCGGTTGCTTTCCACTCGCCCTGTCTTATAGCTTTCCAACGTTTGCTATCATTCCATTTAGAATTACAAAACCTACACGCATAATGCGTTTCGTTTAATTTATCTTTATTAAATTTAACTTGTTTAAATTCTAAAATTTGTGGTTCTTCACAATCAGGACAAGGAACATAAAACTTTCGTTGATCTGATAAATCGTATTCTTGTTCAACTCTACTTAAACCTTTAATGGTTGGTGTAGAACACATTATAATTTTGTTATTCCAAAAAGTAGTAGTTCTTTTAGTTGCCAAAGATACTACGTCTCCCTCAGTATTACTAACTTCAAACCTATCTACTTCGTCTAAGAGTAAAACTCTTATTGGTCGTGAGGCTAACGAACTTGTTGAGTTAGACCCAACTAAACTTATATGTCCACCTGTAAAAACTTTATGTAAAACTGTATTACCACTATCTCGTTCTCTTGGTGGTTTAACCTTTTTTTCTAGTACAGGACAATCTCGTATCATAGAACTTAATCTATCTTTACTAAAAGCCTGAGCCATACTTAGAGTTGGTTGAACCATTAATATTGGACTTGGTTCGTAGTGAATAAAATAACCTATTATATTTTCTAATAAGGTTGTCTTACCAACTTGCGAACTTGTCATAAAAACAACTCGTCTTATATTCGGGTCGCTAACGGCTTTCATCATACCGTCTTGATAGTAGGCTCGGTTAATTAAATACTTACCTGCCTCACTACTACTCTCAGGACTTAGGTATCTGTATTTTTCTGACCACTCGCTTATTGTTAGCGGTTCTTTCGGTTGAAATAGGCTCAACGCCTTTAGAACCGTGTTGTGTATCTTTTGTGTCTGTAAGTTCAATGTCCTCGCCTTTTGCTAGTTCGTTTAATGCTTCCGCTATCTGTAAGTTTAAGATGTTTTTACAAACGTCAATTCCACTTTC